TTAATCGAGGTTTTTACCCATCCAAACGACTTTGCCAATAATTTGCAGCATTGGCAGTTCCCCCGCAGAGACAATCTGAGATTTATACTCTTTGTTGTCACTGATTATCTCTATGCCGCCATCAAACAGCTTCTGCAAGCGCTTAGCATAAAGATCGTCGCCTAGGCGTAATACGAAGATACAGCCGTCTTCTAGCGTAGTCTTGCTGATATCAACCAGTAAGCTATCTCCGCTGTGTATAGCGGGCTCCATCGAATTGCCTTTGGCATAGACGACTTTAAGATTCTCAGGCTTTAAACCACGGTATTTAAGCCAGTTCTTTCTAAACGAAAGTCGTCTGCGTACACCTGTCTCATCATTAAACGCGCCATGCCCAGTACTTACCACCACGTCATAGCCTTCAATCAAATAATACTCTTCATTGAACTGGTCTTGGTGGACGTAAACAATACCTTCCTGGGAAATGTCATCGCGTTGGCGATTGGGGTATTTAGGGCCATTGCCAGTTGCAAGCCAACGTATGCTCACGCCAGCCTCTTCTGCTATACGTATTGCGGTATCTAACTTAGGTTCTCCACCTTTGATTAGATTACGTAGGGTGCCTTCAGATACGCCAATTTTAATGGCGAACTCTCTAATACTGTTTTTTCCAATAGCTTCCGAAATGCGGTCAGCAAGAGTGCCGACTTCAGTTGTGGAAGTCGGATCTAAAGTTGGATCTGAATGTAAGGCTTCCGACTTCATTGTTTTCCTCGAACCAAAATCTATTTAATGCTCAAGAGAGCAATAGTCATTACTTAAAAACTACCGAATAAGTAATGGTTTACTGAATATTCAACCGAAACCACATCAATCTTTTACGCACTAAAATAACTTCTGTGCGTAATTTTCTGCGCAAAAAAGCAAAAACCTGTTGATTTGTGTCTAACTCGGATCTATATTCGCAACACGTTACGCAGTGCGTAACGTATTGTAGTTAAACTGCGTTCGTTCGCAATGCGAACGTAATCAAAATATTAGCACGGTAATTCTTATGAAGATAGAAAGTGCTCGTCATATACATGCAGCCTTGCTCGCAAATGGACAAAGCTGCCGTGCGTGGGCGATTACGCATGGATACAACCCAAGGACGGTTCAGAAGTGCGTTCAATGGTTTGCACCTAATACAGGCCGTAAACCTAAACGCTTAAAAGCCATTCAGATCATGGCTGCTTTATCTGAATACCTTGGTGTTGATTTAGTGGGAGAGCACCATGACTAAGGAATGGTTTAGCACTGTAGAAATTGCAGAGCTATTGGATGTCGGGGATAGACGCGTCCGCGATAGGGCAAAACAGGAGAACTGGCAAAAGCAAAGGCGACAAGGGCTAGGTGGGGGATTTGAATATCACCTAAATAGTCTGCCCCTTGAGGCTCGTCAGAAGCTGGCAAAACAGGAAGCGGAGCAGATAGCAAAATCTCCATCGTCCCTGATGCGTGCGGGATCTGCTGTTGCCAAACTGCAAATGCCTGCAGTGAGTCAAACAGAAAAAGCCAAGAGCATTCAGCAGTTTATAAATCTACCTGATAAAGCGCAAAAGCGGGCTGATGCAAAGATGCTTATCGTCAATGCCAAGGCAAAATTCTGCATGCCTTACCTTGAGGTGCGTAAGCTCGTTGATGGTGAAAAAGCATTCTGCGAAGCGTATGCCAAACGTTCGATTGCACTACCTGAGTGGGTATTCTCTGTTATTAGCAGCGTTTCAGTTGTCACGATCCGCCGTTGGGAAAACGTATTAACAAAAGAGGGCGTTAGCGCACTCGCAGGTAAATACAAAGTCGAGCGTCCATGTTTATTGAATGACGAGCCCGATTTAGCCGACTTCTTAAAGGGGCTGATCACTGCCAAACCGCATCTAGCTGGCAAGGCAAAGCAGCTTAGAAAGCTAGCCGAGATCTATGCAGTAAAAACCGACATGCCTTGGCAGATCCCAAGTATCTCCAGCATTCGCCGCTGGGTGAATAAATGGATAAGCCAGAATCAAGCAGCCTTTACTTTCACTACAAACCCTAAAAAATTCAACGATAAATACCGTACAGCGGTTGAGCAAACCTATTCTTGGATGGCTGCGCCAAACGATGTATGGGAATTTGACTCAACCCCAGTCGATGCCATGTTGAAAGAAGGCAGACACACCATTATTGCGGTGATCGACTGCTTCACACGTCGTGTCAAACTGCTAGTTTCGCCTACTTCATCAAGCGAAGGCATTTGCCTTTTAATGCGTAAAACTTTGCTGGCTTGGGGAGTTCCAAACCAAGGCGGCTTAATGCGTACCGATAACGGTAGCGATTATGTCAGCCAGCGAACCACGAGCATCTATCACTTACTCGACTTAGAACAAAGCCGAGCTAACCCATACTCAGGTTGGGAAAAGCCCTTTATCGAACGTTTCTTTAAGACACTCAGCCATGATCTTATTGAGTTACTGCCAGGCTACATTGGCCATAACGTCAATGATCGCGAGGCTATTGAGGCTCGAAAAGAATTTGCGGTACGCCTTAAAGAACGCAACAAGAAAGAGAACGAAAAGGCTGATTACGATCTCCGTATGACGCAACCGGAATTACAGCAACTGCTTGATAATTGGGTTGATGCCTATTATCACCTCCGCGCACACGATGGCTTAAAGGGTAAAACACCCAATGAAGTCTATCGCGCAGCTCAATATCAAGTGCGGGCTGTCGAACATCCTGAAGCCTTAGATCTCCTGCTTAACCACGTCGGCGAGTACACCATCCTTAAGGGCTTTATTAAAGCAGGAGGATTGCGTTATACGGCACCGGAAATGTTGGAGCATGAATGGAAAGGGCAACGAGTCCGAGTATTCCTCGATCCAACGGATGTCGCTCGAGCGTTTATATACCCGATCAATAATTGGGAAAAACGAATTGAAGCGGTTGATAGCCGTCTTTTAGGGCAAGAGATCAGCCCTGCGGCTTATCGTCAAACCAAAAAAGAAGAAGCCAAGGCATTGCGTAGTTTCAGGGCCGAAATGAAGCAACTCGCTAAAACGTTCAACATAGGCGAGATCCATCAAACCGTCATTGAACACTATGCCAAGCAGGCTAAGTCACTAGTCGAGTTTCCAACCCAGCCAATAGCCCACCAAAACCCCAGCTTAATGGCATTAACTGAGGCCGCAGAGCAGCTCGTTAAAACTAATAAGCCTGGATATAGCGACCAACAAATTGAGCATTTACGCCAGAAGCGTAAAGCGATTGAAGAACGTAAAAACACCATTAATCAACAGCATGCAACCTTAGTGCGTAATGAGCACGAAAAGGCACGTTTGCTTGCCGCTGAATCACTCAACCGTGAATTAACGCCAAAGGAGGATGCATTCTTAAAGGATTACAAAAAGCACAACAAGTTAGGGGCAAAACGCATTGATGAAATCATGGGCCATAAGCGCAGAGCGACCAACTGAGCACTTATGACCCACAACGGCCATGAAGGCCATAAAACTAAAGCAAATGGAGTATACGAAATGAAAGCAGTGATCGCACCTGTAAAAAATGTCCTGACAGCCCAAGACGCCTTCGACAACCTTTGTACCCGAGGCATAGGTGTACCAGGTCTCGGTTTGTACCATGGCCCAAGTGGCTTTGGTAAAACAACTGCAACCACTTATCTGTTTAACCAAGTGAACGGTATCTATGTTCGGGCTATGGCCACAGACAGTGCCAGTACGCTAATGAACCGCATTGTCGGCGAACTCGGATCGAGCGGCATGTGGCGCATCAATAAGATGGTCGATTTCACTATTGAGCAAATGAGCATGTACGAACGCCCACTGTTTATTGATGAAGCCGACTACCTAATGTCGGACGTTCGTATGCTTGAAACAGTGCGCGATCTCTACGACAACACCGAAGTCCCTGTGATCCTCATTGGTATGGACCAAATCGCCCGCCGTATCAGCACACGCAAACAGTTCTTTAACCGTATTTCAGAGTGGGTTGAGTTTCGACCAGCCGACTTAGATGACGTCATGGTGATGGCCGATTCCCTCTTAGACAACGACATCAAAGTCGAACCAGAACTCCTTGATGAACTGCGCAAAGCCAGCAGTGGTGAGGCTCGTCGCATTGTTATTGGCCTTAATCAAATCGAACGTCTCGCCAAAATGAACGAACTTGATTACGTCACAGCAGAACACTGGGGGGCACAGCCATTCCATGGTGTTCGACGTCCAAGCCTTGTGGGTTAAGCGTTATGGCACAAGTCAAACGCTCAACCCCGTTAAGGCACAGCGCATGGTTATTCATGTGCTGCTGTCGCAATCGAAAAGTCAGTTTTAGTGCTGAACAAGTTGGCGATGCATCGGGAATGCCCAAGTGCCTCGCGAATCGCTTTTTACGTGATTTGTATCGAGAAGGGCGCTTAACACTCGAATGGAAAGGGCGTACGGGGCTGACAAACCGCTACTGGTTAAACGATGACAGCCCGTTAAAGCCCCAGTCTCAGTTCGCCAAGATCAAGGCGAATCAGCGGATCTGGAACAGCTGCCGCATCATGCGCAATTTTTCGATTGAAGAAATCATGGTCACAGCCAGGGTGGCGCGCTCAACCGTAAAGCGTTACCTCAACGCCCTGCAACGGGCAGGCTTGATCCGTATCAGAGCTATCGAGGAGGAAATGGTCATTTATCACCTCAACGTTGACTGTGGCGCTTTAGCACCAGAGCTAATCGATGACGGTATTTATGCCCCAACCAAATCGAAGTTTTATCCCTATAGGGAGGCGCTATGAACAAGGAAAAATGGTTCCAAGTGCTTGAGTTAAAAGTCAGTGAGAGCAGCCAAGCGCAGATTGCCAGAGAGCTAGGTGTCAGTCCGACCATGCTTAATCAGGTCCTGCTGAACAAGTACAAAGGCAATATCGACACCATTAAAAATCGTGTCGAAGGGCGCTACTTACGTCACCACGTACAGTGCCCCGTTGCAGGGCAAATCAGCGTTGATACCTGCCGCGACAATCAAGAACGGCCTTTTAGCTCTACCAACCCACAACGCGTCCGACTCTATCGCGCCTGTCGCGGTGGCTGCCCACATTCGCAGTTAAAGCAGTCGGCAGTAACACAGAGGATCGATGTGCAATCGGCGACAGACAGTCGTTACAACGTAGAGGAACAGCTCGCGTTCTGTCGCCGACTCGCCCAGGGCGATCAACTACAGCATATCGAACTACTCGAAAGGGAATTGCAAAAGGTGGCTAACCGCCTAAATAGCGCCCTTTGGGATAACAAATGGAAAGGTAAATAACATGCAAACAGCAAAAGCTATCAATGTGATTGCCGCCTTAAGGCTTCGTGGGATGAAGGTCGTTAGCCAGCATCGCGGTGTTATCCAAATTGACGTTCCAAGCCGTGATTTTAAACGCATGGCAGTTGAGATTATCGAGAACATTAAAGGCATTCGTCGCCGTTGTATGGCGGTGCAATTTCACGGCGTGACAGTGCGCTGGAATGAGGACAAATAAGATGAACACACAAGAACAAACCCACAACCAAGCTGCTATTCCGCAGGGCTACCGCAAAAACGCTGTAGGCGATTTGGTGCATGAAGATCGTATCAAGCCCTTAGATAAACTGCTCGATGAAGTGGTGCTGGCTATTGTCGGTTCTGCCAAAGAACTGCGTGAACAGATGCTTAATTTCAAACTGATGACGATGGCGCAAATTGATGGCTTTGCCGAACTATCGGCCAGTGAATATGGCGTTAAGGTCGGTGGTAGTAAGGGCAATATTTTGCTTACTAGCTTTGATGGCAAGTACCAAGTGCGCCGTGCAGTGGGTGAACACCGCGTATTTGATGAGCGCATTCAAACCGCTAAAACCTTGATTGATGATTGCATTAAAAGCTGGAGCGGTGGCGCGGATACCCGCCTGATGGCGATGGTTGAGCATGCGTTTCGGGTAAATCAACAAGGTCGTATCGACGTTAACCAAGTGCTCAGTCTGCGCCAGCTGGATATCGACGATGCCAACTGGAAAAGGGCCATGGACGCCATAGCCGACGCGATTCAAATCACAGGCACTAGCCAGTACTTGCGCTTGTATGAGCGTCAGCCTAATGGCAAATACACCCAACTACCACTGGATATCAGCACCCTTTAGGGTGGGCAAGGAGCACATCATGACACTCAGCACACAATCGGGCATTCAACACCTATTCGATGACAACCAAGCCGCACTCGATCGGGTTGCGTTTCAATTACGCCAAGCGACCTTGCTTGAAGCCAGCTTTGACAATCTGCGCAGCGAACTCAGTGGCCTAGCTGCTGAAAGGCCGCATTACTGCTTGATGATGTGCGCCGCTCTGCTCAATGCACTTAGGGAGTTAAGCCAAGAGTTTGCGGGCGAGCGCCGCGCTGTGATCGGTTTCTTTATGGAAAAGTCACTCAACAACTTAGGGCTACTAGCAACAGCGGGCTAGAGCCCAAGACCCAGCGAAACACTGGCGGCCTAGGTCGCTCGTGTCTATCCAGCGTAGTGGCTGGGTACTGATGAGCAGCTAACCCAAAGAGTAAAGATGAATGACACCCTATGCTAAACGCTTACTCAAATATGCCATTGCTAACTGCCCAGTTAGGCCTGTTCGTAAGGGGAAAACTAAGGCAGAACTGCTCGCCGATCGTGAGCTTTGGGCTGTTAACTTTTTAAATGCAGCAACCCCGAATTGGCAGCAGCTTAAGAGTCAGCCTAAAGCCATCAAGATAGTATCCAGTGCGACAACCGATGAGGATGACGAATGTTAGAAACTAATCAAAAAGCCCCTGTGCAGACTAGTGCGCAGGCGCACCCAGTCGCTCAACACAAGAAGCGCCTGATCACCTTAATCAATGTGGCTAAGGGATCATTGCAGCTCGATGAAGCCATCTACCGCGCCATGCTGAAAAATGCCACGGGTAAAGATTCCTTGCGGGCAATGAACTTGCCAGAGCTTGAACAGGCGCTAGAAGTGTTTAAACAAAAGGGCTTTAAACCCACGTTAAACACCCATAAAAAGCGCCGTTTAAGCCCTGTCGCGGGTAATAGCAAATTAGCAAGCATAGATAAAATACGTGCCATTTGGATCACCATGGGCCACCACTTAGTTATCCAGGATAACAGTGAATCGGCGCTTGATGCCTATGTGCGTCGCATGACGCTACGCGGTAATAATGAGGGCGTTGATGCCACCCCATGGATGACAGAACCGCAAGCCTACAAGGTACTTGAAAGCCTTAAAAACTGGCACAAGCGGGTGTTGATTGAGCGCATTATTGCCCGAGGTGAACGGCTAAAGATGAATGAAGCAGGTACATGTCCCGCAAACTATGAAGTGATCGTCGCGCAATACGAGGGGCATGGCCATGAGTAAGAACATCTTAAACGCGGTTAGCATTCCAGAAAACCAGTTGGATTTATTGTCCACCAGCGCCGCCGAGTTGGAACAAGCCCTCGAAACCTTAGCCACACTTAAGCCCGATGAGCGTGAGGACTTCATTCGTCGCTGGCCCTCAACCCTGCAAAGCCTGTGCGATGTGATGCGCCAAACCTTAAAGCAATACGATATTGATAATGCGGATAATGTGAGTGAAGCCTTAGCCACTAGCCTAAGTGCCTACCTAGGTGGGCGCGATATCTACATCCCCAATGGTGAACGCCTTAAGGATGCGCTGCGGGATATCCGCATTTGGCGCGAGTTTAAGGGCAATAACCTAGAGCAGTTAAGCCGCGATTATGGTCTTACCGAGCGCCGGATCAGTCAGATAGTCGCGGAGCAAAGGGCAGCATTTGTGGCGAGGAAGCAGAGGAGATTGTTTTAGTTAAGAAGTGTGGCTTACTGCAAGGTCATTTGGCATAAAGAGATTTAGAGTATTTAACAATTCACAATTGTTGTTATTATGTAATAAGTTAAATTTTCTCAGGAAATTATATGTCAATTCATGTAACTGATTGCCCGCGCTGCAAGGCACAAAAAACCACATTCGATGTACTTGCTTTTGCACCAGTAAGAGAGATTAATGGCTATCCGGAGACATTTTATCTTGAAGTGCCCATGCAATGTAGAAATTGTAAGCAAGTATCAGTGATTCGTGCAAATGTATCTGGCAGAGCAACATTTCGTGAATTAAATGATTTAAATATACATAGACATTTACTTTATGAATTTTTAGACGTCCACGTTTTTGTAACTCTTGCTGATGTTGAAGCATCCCCCTCTCCGGAACATTTACCTTTAAACGTACAGAATGCCTTTGTCGAGGGGGCAAAGTGCTATGCCTCGGGTTGTTATAACGCTGCAGGTGCAATGTTCAGATTAAGCCTAGATCTCGCTTCTAAGTCTCAATTACCAGCCGATGGCTCAGGAATAACCATTACTCCCCGACAAAAGAATTATCTTGCCGATAGGTTAGAGTGGCTTTTTGATAATAATCATTGGCCTGCTTCGTTAAAGGACATGGTGACTTGCATTCGACAGGATGGTAATGACGGTGCGCACGATGGCGAACTAGGTAAAGATGAAGCCTACGATATTATGGATTTTAGCTTTATGGTTCTGGAGAAAATTTATACAGAGCCAGAGCGTATCAGAATTAGCCAAGAGCGCAGAGCAATTAGAAAGCAACAATCGGCTTAAAAAGTTAAGGATAGATAAATGAAATGGATTTTATTTGCTGCCATGTGCTGCGCATTTAGTGCCGAGGCCGAAATCTACAAATGTATGGTAAATGGGGTGGAGACCTATAGCCAAGTCTCCTGTGCCGAAGATGCCATACCAATCTCAGTAACTCCTCCACCGAAAATGTCTTCTGTTGTCGATACAGCTAACGAATCAATCCTTATAGAGCAGTGTGTGGCTTACTTGAAACGCTTTGGTGATTTTAAAGATCCTGATTCTATCAAGGTCGAAGGGCATTTCTTTGATTGGTTGCAGGATGATAGCGGTGCTCGCAGGGTATTACAGCTAAAGATTAACGCCAAAAACAGCTATGGGGCATACGCAGGTGGTGAGTTCCGTCCATGTTTTTTGAACTACAACGGGACAAAAATGACTGAACATCAGAAGCTTATTTTCAAATGA